ATACTCGATTTATTGTTCGGCCTGTAAAACAATATAGCAAAGCCGAATAATATGATACTTAATGATTTCGCACAACCCAAGCTGGCATTTAGTCGTGAAAAACTAGATGTCCTACTAGCGGATCTTTGCGGAATGATTATCAAAGGTCAAACTAACGCTCCGGATTTTTATGGTATGGTAGCAGCGGCGGTTATCGATCCCAAAGGACAATTAGCAACGGGCGTAAACTATCTATATGGTAATGAAAGAATACACGCCGAGCGGGCTGCTATAGAAAATTATGAAAAAGAATATGGTGAATTGCCCCGTGGCTGCGTTGTCGTTACTACACTAAGCCCATGTAATCAAGATACCGGGGACGTCAAAGAAATAACTTGTACCCAATTATTAAATGATAAACATGTTAAAATTGCATATTGTGGATACCGTGATCCGACACAACATCGTGATGATAACGATTTCACAATTCTTATTACAAATAATGAAAAATTAGAACATCTATGTAAAAAATTTGCTGATACATTTTTGAAAAAGGATGTAGACGAAACAATGCCAGGTATCGGCATCAATGTACATGAAAACTTTGCTAACGGTAAAGGACCAGGTCGTCCGGGAGATAGTCAACGACATGGTATTCCCAAACATGCTACCAAAGCTGAATTGACCAAAGCAAGTCATGCCAAAGGTCGTAAAGGACAGTTAGCCCGTTGGCAACTAAATATGCGTAAGGGTCATAAAAAATGAGATTATTTGAAATAGTCGGACTTAAGGAAAATGCATCTGCAGGTGCTACTAGCAGCGGAAGCATTGCTACGGCAGCTATGCCAATAGGCGATATACAAAGAAGAATTCCACAAGATAGTTTGTTTTTCCATAAATACACTACGGATTCGAATACAACGCCTAATACGCCGGATTCATACAAAAAATATAAACGGAAAAAGTAATGCTATCAGACTTAATGAAAATATTATTAGCCAGTGATTTCAGTTATTATCTGAAATCACACTTTTTTCACTGGAATGTAGAAGGAAAAGATTTCTATCAATATCATAAATTCCTGCAGAAAGTATACGAAGATGCTTATGAAGCAGTCGACACTATAGCTGAATATATTCGTACCTTAAATGAATATGCACCAGGAAGTTTAACTCGTTATCAAGAATTATCCCGCATACAAGATCAAACCAAAGTGCCACGTGCTCAATTAATGTTAGAAGAATTATTACATGATTCTCACATTATGATCGAACTGCTCAATGAATGTTTTGCTGCTGCTACGCAAGAAAATAAGCAAGACATAGCAAATTTTATCGCTGAAAGATTAGCTGCTACTAATAAGTTTATCTGGATGCTGACAAGTTTTTTAAAAGAAGCTAGAGCATAATGAAAGATAACTTTTATAACATCGTTGAACGTTTGGCTATTCTAGAAGGACGTATTACACCTAAGAATAATAAGCCAGTTTCTGAGTCTCGACAAAAAAGACCGGCATTGTTTAATAACTTGAAAAAAGCTGATGAGGATTTTACTCCCATGGTTGGTGGCGTGGAATTTGCAGAAGATCGAGTAGAGGAAGATGTACTTTCAAAAGTTAAGGCTAGTTTAGCTGATTATTTAAAATCTACAGAAGAAGAACTTGCACAAGATCGAGATTTACTTGCAAAGAAAAAACAAGATTTAGATCTTAAGAAAAGAGAATTACGAGATTTAGCATTGCAAACGAAATCCAATGTAAATTTGCGGGATATCGAAGAAGATCCAAATCAAACTCCTGCGCAAGGAGAAGCACCAGCTGGATTATCCAATAACATATATGCCGAAAGTCACATGACTGCACCTGTAAAAACAATTAATGTTCCGGTAGATGAAGAAGTTGGGCTTAGTGGCGGTGGCGGTAGCACATTAGTTGAAATACATGGCGATGAACGTGATGGATTTTGTATCAAACGTGCTGGTAAAGAAATGCGTACACGTTTTAAAACATTAGAAGAATGTGAAATAGCATTGGAAATGTATCTTGCACATCGTAAAGAAAAGAAGTCTGCTGAAGAATCAGCAGACTATATTGAGGAAGCATAATGAATTTGTTTGACCTATTTGAAAATGCCCGTAGAAATACTGAGGAAGGATATAAAGTTGTTCCTAGTATTAATCGCGAACGTTATACTGATCTAAGTCATGAAGGTTTAGAAGGTCCATTTAGTTTAAAATCTGGTAAAGTTGTTTATTACGACCCACAAGCGGGAAAATATTATGACCGTGACAGCGATATGTACATGTCTAATGATGATGTTGATGCGCACAATCAAGAACTAGATGAAAAATTAGGCAGTAATTTAGTAACCAAACGCCAAGCAAAATCATTTATTACTAAATTTAAACAACACAAGTTCAAAGAAGAGTCTGTCAATGAGAATAACGAAGACGATCTAGAAAAAGAATTGGAAAAATATTATGAGCTTCAGCTCGCTGCTGGCGAGCGTGGGGACTACGAGGCCGAAAAGCGATATTACAAAAAAATATATCAAATAAGAGATGCTATGGCAGCGATGTCTAATATGTTTGACGGAAGTGCAGACGAACATACAAGTAAACTTAACATTAGAGAAGATGATCAAGAACCGTTAACATTTACTACTGGTGCTAACACTAATGGTACTGGATACCTAGGATCAATCAACACAACATATTCACACATAGTTAGTGTGTTCGGCGAACCAGATTTTGGCCCAAATGGACATAATGGTGACAAAGTTACCTGTGTCTGGGATATACAATTCAATGATGGCACAGTTGCTACTATATATGATTGGAACCTAGAACAAACGCCAATGGAAGAATATAGTTGGCACATTGGCGGTAAAACTCGTAAAGCCTTGTGGAACGTTACAGAACTATTAGAAGATGGCATCAACGAAAGTTTAGATGATATCGATAGTCATGAATATCAAATTTATTATAATGGCAACCATCCAAATAAAGGTATGCAAGTAAATAAAACTGTATACAAAAATTTGAAATCTGCAAGACGTGCTGTAGATAGACTTGATAATGAATATGGTGCGTATGCACACAGTCATAAAAAAATTAAAAAATCACAATCAGAAAATAATTCAATCAATGAATTAAAAACTCCAAAAATACAAAAAGTTCAACCTGGTGCTACAGCCGACGAATCACATAATGGATGGAATCTTAGATATCAATTAAGACGCAAAGAAGGTGAAAAAGATTTTAAAGGTATGGCAGTTCATTCTAAAAGTTCTAAAACTAAACCTATCAGTGTAGTTGGGTCTAGTCCCGATGATGTATTGGAAAAATTAAAAACTGCTATTGATACAAGTCGTGGAACTAATGAAATTAAATCAAAACGTGTGACTGTAGATTTCAATGCTCAATTAGCAAGAGATGTTATTGGACATGGCGGTGATATCTACGCAGAAATCATTAATCACGATGATCAACCAGTACTATTATTAAGCAGTGAAAATCAAGGTGGAATGACATTAGCACAAGATAGAACTGCATTAGTAAATCGTAGACCAGATCGTGTTGGACAACAGGCATTTGGTATGAGTGGTGCCGCTGCCCGAGCAGCTGGATTGACACATGCTCGGTATTCACTTGGAAGACCAATTGATTATATGCCAGGTGTTATTGCAATGCCTTTGGAATTTAGAAGTGAAGTTTATCCAGGAGAAGTTGTTAAAATGGGTGAACCAGGGGTAACCATTGCACATCCTAGAAATGACGATGTGACAGAAGGCTCTCGCTACAATGCAGACGGTTCTCCAAAGAATGTAGGATTAAAGGCCGCACAAAAGTTTGGCAAAGAACAAGACAAGAAAACAGCACTGCATCATTTTGCTAAAGGTGCGGCTAAAGATGATTTGAGTAAATTCAAAAAAGATAAAGAGCCGGGTGTGACAGAAGGCAGTATGTCTGCTGCTGCACATCATTCATCTGGCGCTAAATTTGGCGGATACTATAAAGGCACACAAAAGGGTGCTCCACGTCCAGGACAAGGCGTTGGCTCTATGGAAGAGTCTATCAGTTTAAATACCACAGTAAAAGCTATTGCCAATGATATAGGCGAACCAATCACTAGTCTGTATGCTACATTAAAGAAAATGGCTAAACAATACTATGCCAACCACGGTGATCTAAAAGGGTTTGGTTTAGCAGCAGCTGGTGTCGGCAGTCGTTGGTACCAAACTTATTATGTTAATAAAATGCAAACAGACTTGTATGACTTGACTAGACAAAGCCCAACACATGCTGCTGAATTGAAGAATTTTCTTCGTGGTAAAATGGTAAAAGATAGTATAGTTATACCCAAGAGCTTTGGAGAAATCAATAAAGAGCTTCCTGAAATTCTTGCTAGAATGGGTACTAAAATGGGTGCCGAGTCGCTGGCTAGAAATGCTAAATCTTGGGTTCATAATAAACACGACTACGAGGATTTCGTTGACAAGTTGCTTATGGGCAAAGATGACGATGATGAGCAACACTCCGATGCAGCAAGTAATGTCGGGGACAAAATTGCCTTACTAGGAAAGCAACGAAATCACGCAGAAGAAATTGTTAATGACGTATTACGTAAACTTCCTTCAAATATATCAGGTGAAATACGCAATGCTATTGCACGTAAGCCAAATAAACTTTTAGCATTGCAACAGGAATTGAATAATCGTAATATCAAAGCTCCTATGGAAGAAGGCATTGCCGGTAACATGACAGTACGTTCTGATCCCTTAACTAAATTAAAGCAACCTAAGGATTTAAAAATGAAACAGGCTGATCCTTTCAAAGGTATGCCTAATCGTAATGCACTGGTAAGCGCACAAGCAAAAAACAATCCTGTTGCCAAATTTGCGCAGTCAGTGGCCAAAGGTTCAGGTTCACATAAAAATACATCACTCAATGTTAAGAAAGGTAAATTGCGTGATATTAAGCACAAGGGAAAAATTGACTTCACTGAGTCTACAAATTTTTTAACATGGGCAATGTCTTCAGGTTATAATGTTACTGCTAATCCTGCTGTTTATGAAACTGCTAAACATGAATATAATTTATTATTAGCAGAATCAAAAAAAAAAATTAAAGAAGACGCAGGACCAATAGCACCACATGAAACTTATTATGGTGATATAGATGAATCTGGAAAATATACGCACCAAGCTGTTATAGTTGACAAAGATGGTAATTTGGTTAATCAAACTTCATTTCAAGCTAAAAATGATAAACAAGCTAAGAAATTGGCCAAGAATAGAATTAAATTCTTAAAACCTGGATTTGGAAAAAATTTAAAATTACAAAGTGTTAACCACATAGAGGAAGATGAAGACCGTTTACATCCTGGAGAATATTATTTGTGGCGAGTTTATTTTGACGATGGGTCAAACAAACTAATCAAAGTTAAAAGAAATGATTTTGATCCTGCGGCATATTACGCTAAAAAGAATAAAGTGGTAATAAATGTAGATTATAATTGGGAACCACATAATGGATAATTATCCAGTATATCCCGAACAAGAAGAAGGTGATGACAGTGATTACAAACGTAATCCCTATGCGCCAACATAATCATGCTTATAAATGAAATCTTAAAAGAAGCTCAGCTAATAGTGGATGTACCAAATGAACATTGGTTACAGGACAAAATTGACTATTCCAAAAGCAAAAGGAAAAATTCGTATGGTGTGCCGTATATGGACGCTACAACAGCATATATGAAATCAAACGATTTTGTCGAAGTACCATTACATATATTAAGACATATTCCAGGCGCTAGGGGTGAACAAAGTGCAGTTCGTCAAGATGATCTCGACAGTATTATGAAGATTATGAATAGCACTGGTAAACTTCCATTGTTATCCTCTGGAGAAGAATATTATCCATTGATATGTGTAGCATGGGATGGTTCTGCTTGGGTATATGAAGGTAATCATAGAATAATGGCAGCAGATAAATTAGGATGGAAATCATTGAAAGTACAAGTTAAATATTTTGACGGAGGCGAGCGACAAAAAGAAGGCCTTATGTATCCGTCTAAAATTGGATTAGCATAGAAAGGACATAAGAACCCTGCCTTAGGGACGTTTGATGCTACGGTAAAGGTGTCCGCGCAATTGAACTGCTCCGCGTAGTGAGCCGGGAGATAAAGTAACTCCCTATTAACTCTCATGGTTAGCCAAAAAATTACAAATCAGTTGACACTGCGACTCGCAGATGCTATCATTAAATATGACATTAAAATCTACTAAAAGAATTGGCATGTTAGTTGCCCGAAACAACTTTGTTTATCGAGGAGTTGGTGCTTACGCCAAAAGCATTATCGATTGGGCGTTGGGCGAGGGATATTGTATTGATATTATTTCAGATGCTCCTGTACGCAGCAATGGGTTATTTGAACGTTACGAAGGCAAGGTACAATGGATAACTCCAAAAGATTATATTGAAGATAAAATTTATAAGGAATTATCTTCTTTTTCAAAACCATTTGATATCGTATTAAGTTTAAATTTTCGTAATGCATTAGTTGAAGCATTGCGTAAACATACCTACGATTTAATTATCACTAATGTAGGTGAAGCATTAGATGCTGTTACCAGTATTGGTGTACACAAATATTGTAAAGTATTACATCCTACACATCATGAATCCGAAGCAGGAGTTAAAGTATTACACGACATTTATTCACCAGGTGTAGCTGATATTAATAGATCCTTATGTAATTTACCTGATGTATATCTTGCTTGTCAAAGTACGTGGGTATTGGATAATGCCAAAATTCAATATAATCGCAAGGATGAGTCAGAGATGTTGATTATATCTCCTTTAATTCCCGAACCAGAATTACTTAACTTCGACACATTACCTAGTGAACGCTGGGGTGTTGGATTTATAGGACCCTGGGAGCCACGTAAGAATCCTGAAGCATACATCAATGCACTTAAAAAATCAGGATTACCCGGAGTGGTATTAGTACCATCTAGTACATCTGCTAAGAAATTTAAGGAACGTTTTGAAAATGAAGGTATCGAATACAAAATATATGTAGGTGTTACTGCAGAAGAAAAAACAAAAATCATACAAAGTTTAGCTGCCGCATATCACCCGGCTGTTAGTGAAACATTTGGGTTAGGTGCGTTAGAAACTGCACATAGTTGCCCAACTATACTTTTAAAGAAAAATGACTGGAGTATAGCACATAGTGATTATGCTATTATTATTGATGAAAGCGATGTAGCTGACACTCTTAAAGAAGTATATGGACAAGGTGTTTCACATGAACTGCAACAATACTTGACTCATAGAGATATTGCAATACGTAAAAAATTAAATGTATTAACTGAAAGAGAAAAAATCAATAAGATTCCAAAAAATAATTTTTATAGTTTATTGGATAAGGAAGGATTGATTAAACATGAAGATTTTACTTCTGCACAAGCAACCTTTTGTACAGATGAAATTTATAAAGTCCTTAAAATTCCCACAATAGAAACTGTAGAAATATTACATAGCTATAATCAAACATACTACAGAACTAAAGGTAGCAATATGTTACCTAATGAAACCGATAATCCCGGTAGTTTGTTTGACTTTGATTAACATAGCCAAACTTATTATCTAGTATCAAAATTTAATTTATAATAGTAACTTACAAAGGAGAATTATATGTCAGACAGAATGTTTTCAGGCGAACAAACTAAAAAACTCGAATCAATGATTAACGAAGGTATGCAGGTTATGATGGAAATCGAAACCCTTACAGGCGGATTAAATGACACAGTAAAAGCAATCGCTGAAGAATTAGAAATTAAACCAGGTATCCTTAAAAAAGCAATCCGTTTAGCACATAAAGCTGAATTTGGGCGTGAACAACAAGATCACGAACTGTTGGAAACTATTTTGACACAGGTCGGTAAAACACTCTAAATTTTAGAATGTGGCAGTAAGAGTCGTTCACTCACGAACATGAAGAATGGTATAGTGAGCCATAAATCACGCTGGAGAAGTATATGAATGAAGAATTCGTACAATGCGACGATTGTTTTAACCCTGATGCTTGTATTACACTATGTAGCATCAAAGAATATTTTAAAGAAAATACTAACATAGCAGAACAACGTGACGAAACCCCAGAGCAACTTTGGGGGAATACAGAATGAGTTACGTTGATGCACTATATTCACGGGACGCAGATCGTATTCATGTAGTAGAACGTGTCGATGGCAAGAGAGTTTATAAAGAATATCCTGCCAATTACATTTATTATTATGATGATCCCAGAGGTAAGTTTCAGTCAATATATGGAACTCCTGTATCTAGATTCTCAACACGCAATGTAAAAGAATTCAGAAAAGAAATTGCAATGCAACAAGGCAGACAACTATACGAATCTGACATCAATCCTATATTTCGTTGTTTAGAGGAAAACTATAAAAATAAAGATGCTCCGACATTACATGCAGCATTTTTCGATATTGAAGTTGACTTCCATAAAGAAAAAGGATTCTCACCAACTTCGGATCCATTTAACGCAATTACAGCCATATCAGTTTATCTACAATGGATTGACCAACTAGTTACATTGGTAATTCCGCCTACGCACATGAGTATGGAAACAGCACAAGAAATTGCGACTGATTTTGAAAATACCATTATATTCAGTGACGAAGCAGAAATGCTTAAAACATTTTTAGATTTGATCGAAGATGCAGATGTACTATCAGGGTGGAATTCAGAGGGTTATGATATTCCATACACCGTCAATCGTATTACTCGTGTGTTAAGCAAAGACGATACTAGACGTCTTTGCTTATGGGGCCAGTATCCTAAGTCGCGTGACTTTGAAAGATTTGGTGCTACAAATTCAACATATGATTTAGTTGGACGAGTGCATATGGACTATATGCAGTTATATCGACAATATACCTATGAAGAGCGGCATAGTTACAGCTTAGATGCCATTGCTGAATACGAATTAGGCGAGCATAAAACTCAATATGAAGGTACATTGGATCAATTATATAATCAAAACTTTAAAAAGTTCATTGAATATAATAGACAAGATACAATGATTCTTAATAAACTTGATACTAAATTGAAGTTTTTAGATTTGGCTAATGAATTAGCACATGCAAATACTGTGCCATTACAAAAAACTATGAGCGCAGTTGCAGTGACAGAGCAGGCTATTATTAATGAAGCGCATGATCGTGGATTGGTAGTTCCTAATCGCAAACTACGCTCATCTGACGATGATACAGCAGCCGCAGGTGCATACGTTGCATATCCTAAAAAAGGAATGCACGAATGGATAGGTGCTGTAGATATTAACAGTCTATATCCTTCAGCTATTCGTGCATTAAACATGGGAATGGAAACAGTCGTAGGTCAATTGCGGCCGATTATGACTGATAGATATATTGATGAACAAATGGCCAAAGGAAAAAGCGCAGCAGCAGCCTGGGAAGGTTTATTTGCTTCATTAGAATATACTGCGGTTATGGAGCAACAACGTGGTACTGAGATTACGATCGATTGGCAAGGAGGAGACAAATCAATACATTCTGCCGCAGAGATATGGAGCATGATTTTTGACAATAATCAACCATGGATGTTAACTGCCAATGGTACTATAGTTACATATGAACGTAAGGGAGTGGTACCAGGACTGTTAGAGCGTTGGTATGCAGAACGTAAGGAATTACAAGCTAAAAAGAAAGAAGCTACTGATCCTAAAGATATTGCGTTTTGGGATAAGCGTCAGTTAGTTAAGAAAATTAACTTGAACAGTTTATATGGTGCTATTTTAAATCCTCACTGTAGATTCTTTGACAAGCGTATTGGGCAGTCAACTACACTAACTGGACGCAGTATTGCCATTCATATGGCCAGCTATATCAATGAATGTATAACCGGTGTTAAAGATCCTATAGGCGATGCTATTGTATACGGTGACACAGACTCTTGTTACTTTACAGCGTGGACTGCTATTAAAGATGAAGTTGCTAAAGGTACAATGACTTGGAATAAAGAAATGTGCATACAACTTTATGACAATGTCGCTGATCAAGTTAACGCATCGTTCCCTGCATTTATGGAACAGGCCTTTCATTGCCCACGTGAAGCTGGCGAGCTAATCAAAGCAGGTCGAGAATTAATTGCCACAAATGGTTTGTTTATTACTAAAAAACGTTATGCTGTATTAATTTTCGACTTAGAAGGAAAACGATTAGATATTGACGGCAAGCCAGGTAAAATTAAAGCTATGGGGTTAGATTTAAAGCGTAGCGACACTCCCAAAGTGATGCAAGAGTTTTTATATGAAATTCTCGAAAAAGTACTTACAGGAACGGAACGAGAAGAAATTATTGAACGTATACGTGAATTTAAGTATGAGTTTAAGGAACGTCCAGCTTGGGAAAAGGGTACTCCTAAAAGAGTTAATAACTTGACATCATACACTAAGAAAGAACTAGCTGAAGGCAAAGCTAATTTACCCGGACATGTTCGTGCCGCATTAAACTGGAATAACTTACGCAGAATGAATAGCGATAACTATTCCATGGCAATAGTAGATGGTATGAAAACTATTGTATGCAAGTTAAAAACTAATCCTTTAGGATGGAGTAGCATTGGTTATCCAAC